GCCATGTTGTATGACAAAGGCAAGATAGATGGTGCTTTAATTATTGCACCCAAAGGTGTTGTTAAAACTTGGTATGAACAAGAACTACCTACACATCTGCCAAATCATATAGAAAACGTTACTGTATTATGGCAATCGAATATTACAAAAACACAACAAGAAAAATTAGAAACATTATTTGAAATAGAAACAGCATTACATATTTTAGTTATGAATGTTGAGGCTTTGTCTACAGACAAAGGTGTAAAGTTTGCAAGTAAATTTATTAACTCACATAAAACTATGATGGCTATTGACGAGTCAACTACAATCAAAACACCTACAGCTAGACGTACTAAAAATATTATTGGTCTTGGTAAACATGCTAAATACAAAAGAATTATGACTGGTTCTCCTATTACAAAAAATCCATTAGATTTGTATACGCAGTGCGAGTTCCTTGATCCGTGGTTGTTGGACTTTACATCATACTACGCGTTTCGTAATAGATACGCAGAGATGAAGACCATGCATCTTAGAGGCAGATCTATACAAGTTGTTAGTGAGTTTAAGAATCTGGGTGAGTTATCAGAGACTGTAAAAAACTTTTCTTACAGAGTATTGAAAGAAGATTGCCTGGACTTACCACCAAAGAACTTTATCAAACGTCATATTACGTTGACACCTGCACAAAAGAAGATCTACGAGCAGATGAAGAAAGCAGCTATGGCTGTATTGAATGGTAAGGTCACAACTACAATGACTGTGCTTACACAGTTGATGCGTCTACATCAAATTACATGTGGTCACTTTACTGCTGACGATGGTTCTGTTCAAGAAGTAGAAAGCAACAGACTAAATGAATTGATGTCTATACTTGAAGAGACAGAAGGCAAAGCAATTATCTGGGCCAACTATCAAAGAGACGTTGCACAAATTATAGAACACATAGAAAAGAAGTATGGTAAAGGATCTATAGTTGACTACTATGGATTAACACCACAAGAAGATAGACAAGATAATATTCGTAAATTTCAAAACGATTCTAATTGTAGATTTTTAATCGGTACACCACAAACAGGTGGTTATGGTATTACACTTACACAGGCTAATACTGTAATTTATTACTCTAATGGTTACGACTTAGAAAAAAGATTGCAATCAGAGGACAGAGCACATAGAATAGGACAAAAGAAGACAGTAACTTATGTAGATTTAATTTGTGAGGACACTGTTGACGAAAAAATTGTGAAAGCTTTACGAGATAAAATAAATATTGCATCTGAAGTTATGGGTGAAGAATTGAAAGATTGGATATAATGAATTACCCTACGATTTGTGCTGATAATTTTTTAGAAAATCCTGAAGAAATAGTGGAGTATAGTAAAAAATTAAAATTTTCTAAAGCAGAGGACGGAAGATGGCCAGGAGAAAGAGCACCATTAAATCAAGATCCTGTTAATACTTTTTTGTTACAAAAAATATCTACACTTATTCATCCATATAAAACACCAAAATTTCGTATGTATGCGGATAGTCACTTTCAAAAAATTAATAATCAATATGGTGATATTGGTTGGATTCACCGTGATCTTGGAATTGAACTTACCGCTATAATTTATTTATCAAAAAATAAAAACTCTGGAACCTCTTTGTATAAACCAAAATCATTTAAAAATTTTTCAATACACGGTCAAGAAAAAGAAAACTTTTACAAGACTTTAAAAAAATCTAAACACTACGAAAAATGCTTAAAAGAAAATAATGATCAATTTGAAGAAACAGCATATTTTGAATCTATGTATAATAGAATAATTGTATTCAATGGCAATCAATATCACGGAGTTAGAAATTTTGATAATGACGAAAGTGATAGATTAACTTTCATAACTTTTATAAAATTTTTAAGTGATGATGATTTAAGAAATGGTTTGCTTGAAAGCAGAAAAGTAATAACGCTATTAGACTAAATCTTTTGCTTTTCCAATCACAGGTTTATATTTAGTCTTACCTTCTGATTTGTAGGCATGTAAAAATTGTTTTCTTGGTTGGTCAGATGTATAGCTGCAATGTATCCACCCACTGTTCGGCTCACCAGGAGTGTAGAACTCCAATATCAATTGATCGTATTCTAAATTCTGATGAATCCAATCAGCTAATTCTGCATTGTCTGTGCCCATACATTCAAAATCGGCCGCCTCGGCTTTGGCATGTTGGCTGTTGACTGAGCTACCTATCTTTAGACACAGCTGCTCGCTACGGAACCCGCTCGTCACCTTGACCCTGCCAAAATGATCACGTACCGGCTGTAAAATATTTTCACAAAGCAATCTTAATTTTTCTATCTGCCCTGAGTTTGGATTGTTATTGATATCTAAACGGATAGCAGTATCCGATTTAATTAATTCTTGAAGTGTGAAATTACGACTTAAATTCATGTTGTCTCCTTTTTATCAAATGATGCGTAAGCACTCAATATATATCTATATTTATTTTCTGGACAAGGTTGTCCTTTGTGTGCATGTGTCCAAAATGCAGGAAATAATAAAGACCTTCCTTTCACTGATTTAACCATTCTACCATCAATAAATTCTGTGCCACAATTATGATCTGAAAGATAAGTTAAGACAGCAAGAACTCTTGGTTTATCATAAGCTTGTTCACTATGAAACTCATCAAAAAAATCTCCTGGATTAAATTTTTTAAATCTAAATCCTTTTAAAGACCAAAGATCTGAGGTGCAATTTATTTCTGGATTTTCTGTTTTATATTTTGGTAATATTCTTGCAACTAAATTTTGTAATATATTATCTTCGTAAGGCATGTCATAATAACTATAATTCCAAGGTGATTTTAATGAACCGTTTAATTTTGATGAATAGTTATTTATCAAATTATCACACTCCTCTTCTGATAACGAATTATCAATAATACATATGTTATTCATTATTGAAACATATTCATGATCAAGGCAAGTATTATAGCTCCGCCTCCACCCATGATCATTCTCTCCATCCTTGTTACACGTTCTTTGATTTCTTTTATTTGTTCAAAGGTCTGCTTTTGCATTATTCTGCAAAGCTTTTCGTGATCCTCAATTTTTTGTAGTGCTGACTTCTTAGCCATTATACTCTCCTACTCGCTATAATTTTTTCTTCAGGTGATAGTAAAGCTTCTTGCGTTGGTGTCAAGTTAGTATTTGGATTCACATTAGCTCTTGCTGTTTGCACCACAGGCATAGGTGTATTGCCTAATGGTGGTGTCTGTATATCAGCTAATTGTGTTGTTGTTTGTTGTTGTGGTGCTTCACTAAACAAATCTTTGATACTATCTAGACCTCTTTCAAATATACCTGGTTCTTGTTCCTCTGGTTTAATACTTTTTCTGTTATACAATCTTTCTATTTGTTTAAAGTTTCTTCTTGGATAAAAATAGTTTCTGTTGATTGCGCCCTCATTTAATTCTTTTGATAGTTTTTTAGCATCATCAACTCTTTTTTTCATACGACCATCATAACCAGAATATGGAATATTAACACCTCTTAAAAGCTTTCTTGCATTTTTAGAAGATATACCTCTTTCCTTCATTATCTTTTTTAATTTTTGTGTGCTAACACCCATCGTATTTGCATCTTCTAATACTCTGTAAAACTGTCGATTAACTTTTAAGTTTTCTTCTTGTATTTGTTTGAACTCTTCAACTAAAACTTCAGGACCTCTTTGTCTAAAATTTTCTAAACTAAAAAATTTTTCTGTGGCTGTAACACTTCTTTTGTTCCTGTTGTACTCTGTAATTTTGTATTGCATAGTTCTTGGTACATCAATATTAATAATTCTTATACCAGATAATAATGCAAGTATTTCATCTTGTAGTGATACTGGTTGACCACCTCTTTTAACATCTTGTTTTAAACCTTGAACTAATTTTCTACCTGTTGTAAATGCACCAGGTTCTACCCCTTTTAATATGTGTACAAAACTTTTTGATATTTTTTCACCATCTGAGTCTGTATCAGAGTAGACTTTTGCACCTGTTTTAGTTACACCTCCTCTGTTACCAAGACCTAACTCTGCAGGTAACACGTCAGTAAATCTTTCTAATGCAATTGATTGTGTTAAGAACGGATCTAATAAAGTTCTAAGTGGTCCATCTTGATCTATTGCTTGTGATAAAAGTTTTTGACCAACTGTGTTTTTATCTAATGTTCCTTCTTGCCATTGTTTAAATATAGCTTCAATTGGTTTTGTTACTGTATCGTATGGACTAAAGTATGAAAAGTTAATTGCTTTACCAACACCACCTTTCCATTTATTAATAGGTATGATTTGTGCTCTTTTCTCCCATGGTGCAGATAAACTTCTTTTGTATGCTTCTACTTCTTCCATTGTCACACCTGTCAAAGCTTGTGATATTTCTGATACTGCTTTACCTGTACCACCTAAAGTTACATACGCTCCTAATAATCTTCTAAGACCCATTTGTCTTAATTTAGGGTTTGCTGATGTTGCTTCTTTCGCACCCAAAGATATAATATTATATGTTGTTCTAATCATCTCCGCAGGAAACGATACGAAGTTACCAAATGGTAACTTTCTAATATTTTGTACAAACTCTGGAACTTTACTATACGTTGGATATGTATTTCTAATATACCATGCAGCAGCCTCATCTACAGCTTCATCAAATGTTTTTAATTTACCAGTAAAAGTATTTTTTGGATCAAACTTTCTACCAACTATTTCATCATACCATTTTGCAATGTCTCCTGTTTTACTATAGATGCTACGTAGTTGTGACTTTACATATTCATGACCGTACCACTTCCAAAGGTTATCACCTCCAGCATATACTCTTGCAGCTCCTTTACCAAACTTACTAATTGTTTCTCCAGTTTTTTTAAGAACAGTATCATCAAATGCAAACTTACCATCTGATAAAGCTCTAATAATTCTATCTAAACTAGTTAATCCTTTTGTATTTTTAATCTCTTGTAATACTGCTTTAAGTTCTGATGCTACAATATTTTCGTCTAATACACCAAGACGTATTTTATTTTCTATGTTTTTAATAAATGCATCTTCATCTATAACTTTTCCTGCACCAAAAATGTCATCAACAGTCATCTTTAATGCCTCTGATACAGATGATCGACCACCTATGTGACCGTTAGCTAATGGAAATAAACTTGCAGATGAAACGTTACGCACTTGTGTTACCGGTGATAATACAGTTTTACCATACTGTGCAGCTACTTTTAATTGTAGTATGTTTCTATACACACCATTTTGTATCCAAGTATCTAAACCTTTTCTAGTTTGTCTAAAGACTTGCGTAAGCTCTGGTGTTGCAAAGTATTTAGACATATCACTTTTTAATAAACCTAAACTTTTTACATCACCTATTTTTTCTGCATCAAAATATCTTTTAGCATCAGCTGCTGCTTTACTTCTAAACAACCAACCTTCATCTAAACCTATTTTAGCTAACTTATCAAAGGATTGTTTGTTAACTGCATGTGTGATTGCATGTGATGTTGTAGTCAATACAGATGATTTTAAATTGTCTTCTTGTCCTAATAATTTTCTTATAGCATCTGGTAGTTCTTCTCCAGTTCTTATTATTCTATCTGTTCTTAAAAAATCTTTACCGGCAATATTTTTTAAAACTTGTAATGGGTCTGCGCCATCTTGTTTGCCTGCTTTTAATATTTTATCTGTTAACGATTCTGCAAACTCATCAATAGCTTGTTTATCTGTCATCTTTGCTGTTTTTAATTTTAATGCTTCTTCTCTTAAATCTTTGTTTTTTGTAACAACATTATTTACTATCCAACTTCTGGCACCATCATATATTTTTTTGTCCGGTTGAAAGTTAGGGTTTGTAAAGATAGCAAAAGATTGTCTCATGTATGTTTTTAAATTATCCAACATAAAATTTTTAAGATCACCTTGTGGTAATAAACCTGCAAACTTTTCTTTTATCAATGCCATTTCATCACCTAAACTTTTTGCGCTACCTTGTATTTCAGTTGGTAGTGCTTTTAGTTTTATGTTGCCTTTTAAATATCCTAACACTTGATCTAAATAATAATCTTGACTAGCCTCTGATGCAGTTTTTGTGTTGTGCTTTGTTTCAAAATCTTTTGCTAAATTGTATGCTTTCTTTTCAATTGACTCTAAATATTTTTCTATTGTTCTTGATTGTGCTTTTATTTCTCTTCTAGCCTCTGATGATATTTGATAACCAAGACCTGTTTGTCCTCCTACAGAGGTAAACTTTTGTAAAAATCCTGACAGTCTTTTTAATCTTCTTTCTAAAGGATCTTTACTATCTCTTGAAAATAATTTCCATTCTTCAAACTTAGGTAATTGTTTTGCACCTGTTCCTACTCTTATAGGAAACAAAGCTTTGTTTACTACGTAAGAACTTGCGTTTCTAAGTGCTTTACCAACTGGTTCTGGTATGGCTTTTGATCCAAGGTACGTGAGCGGTGATACCACAGCCTTGTCTACTGCTTTTAATCCAATACCTGCTACCTTTGCACCAGGTTTGAAGATACCATATTTAAAACCAAGAGCTAATGGTTTTCCAACTAAAGAAAAACCCATACCAAGTAAAGCGCCATCTGCACCAAATCTAACTCTGTTTCGAAGTCTTGCTAATGCAAGATCACTTCCAGATAATCCTTCTGTATTTTCCTCTTTTACAAATAAAGTTTCTTTGTCAGGTGCAGATGCAACAAAATCTGTTGCAGCAATAGCACTAGACATATAGCCAACTCTTTTTGCAATTTGTGTTCCTTTTTGTAATTTAGTTCCTGTGTCTGCTAATTTTCTGTTTCTTTGAAATATTTTAAATCTGTTTAATATTTTAAAAGCTGCACCACCAGGCACACCATATTGTGTTAATACTTTCGCAACAGAACCTGTAAGTGTTTCAGGATCTTTTATTTTATTTTCTTCATAAACTTCTGTTAATTTTTCTGATAACTCTGTTTCTTTATCCGCTAAACTTGCTAAACCATCTATTCCTGATGTAAGTAAATCACCTACAGCATATCCCAAATCTTGAACACCACCATACAAACCTTTTTCAAGATCTTCAAAAAAATCTATGTAGTCTTTTTCTTTTTCAGGTGCACCTTCTTGTAACTCTTTAATTCTCTCTAACTTTAATTTATCAAAAGGGTTAGTTTCTAAAAAACCAGATGCAAGATTCGCAAAACCTTTCCATGTAAACTTTACAGGTTTTTTCTTTTTGTTAAGAACTTCTTTCGCAAGTCCCGTTATACTTTCAGCTCTTTCTAAGCTTTTTTGTTTTTGCTTAAAGGGTTCAGCCATTTTAACCCTCCTGTGCGATATTCAAACTTACGTTATACTTTTGGTTAAATTCGTCTACGTCTTGTTGGTCTCTTATGTTAGCAAAATCTAACAAAGCTTGTTTACTATTAGCAATCACTTGCACAACTTGATTGTCTATTGATGCAGGTAATCTTGATCTTAATTCATTGTAAGATAAATCTTGTACTTGATCGTCATCTGCTTTTGCAACATCAGGCATCATGGCACCTGGTTTACTACCAAGAGCTAGACCAACTCTACCACCTTTTGCTAATGCTTGATCATCATATAATAAATCAGCTAATGCAGGATATTTATCTGCAACTTTTGCAGGATCAAATATATCGTTTTTAACACCAGCGATAATAATATCTTTAACAAATGCATCTTCTGACATTTCACCTCGTAAGATAGATATATAACTTTTTTCTCTGTCTTCTCTTAATTTATCTATTTCGGATTGAATAGCACCTCTTTCAGGAGCAATGGCATTTTCTAATAACTGTTCTTGTTTTTTTATTTGTTGATCATAAAATGCGTTTGATAAGTTAGCTCTTGTAACTCTTTCAAATTCTGTAGATCCTTTGCCTTTGTTCTTTTCTCTTTCCTCTGCCAAGCTATATTCAGATGCAAGTGCGGTTGTAAATAAATCCTCTCCTAAACCTCTTCTAGCTCTTTCATCAGCTAATTCAGCTGCCTGAAATGTTTGAAAAGGTTCTTTAGCAGCTGTTGCAGCCGTTTGAAATATATTACCTTGTGGTGGTGTTGATAACAAATTTAAACCAAATGACGTTAAAAAACCTGGTAATGCACTTGGTGCAAAACGACTTCTGTCGCCTTTTAATTTTTCTATTGCTTCTTGAGCCCTGATCGTTGTATCCAAAGCACTTTGAACCATATCTCCATTTGCATATTGTTGTCTTGGTTTATCTAAACCAGACGTGATGCCTTCTGCTGCACCACCCATTCTAAACATCGGTCTTTTAAGTGTTCTGCTCATATTACGTTATGTTTTTAAACCTTTGCACTGGTGGATTTAATGAACCATAGATACCAGCAAGTGTTGTTCCAAGTCCTAATGCAGTTTGTAGTGGTGTAGGGTTAGGTATGTTTGTTGTTTGTGTTTGACCAGGATAACCACCCATGATTCCTGTTACTTGACCAGCAAATCTATCTAACTGTTCTTGTGGTAAGAATGTAGCTTGTCTTGCTGCTTCTCTTTGTGCATCAGCTACTGCTTGAGCTTGCGCTTGGTTCAGTGCGCCCAACTGACCTAAACGTGCGATATCTGTTCCTTGTAATGCTTGTGTTTGTGCTCCAAGTTGTGCTTGTTGACCAGCTAATCCAGATTGGAAAGCACCTAGACCCTGTGTCGCTTGCGCTAAGCCAAATCTATTTGCAATGTCTTGTTGTCTAGCCCCTTGTGCTTGTTGAAAACCTTGTTGCAAGAGACCGGCTTGTAATAACGCACGTTCTCTCGCAGCCCCTGTGCCAAACTCTGCGAGTTGCACTCCCGCTCGACCACTGCCGAGCGCACCCAAAGCTGCCTGTTGATCTCGTATACTTTGTTCTTGTATAGCTTTGTTACGATCAAATTCTTGTAGTGTTGCATCAATCACTTGTGATTGATATGGGGACATAAAATCTTGTACACCTTGTTGAAAAGATTGTGCACCTGTTCCAACTCCTGCTAATTGTCCAAGAGATGCGGCACCTAATCCACTAGCGAGTTGTGCTTGTGTTTGTGCTGTTTGTAAAAATGGTTCAAAAGAAGCTAATCCAGTTTTTTTTCCAGTAGTTGGATCTATTCCTGCAGCTTCTGCTCCTAATCTAGTTGCCGTTTGTTGTAATACATCTTGACCTGCAACTGTTGGTGCAAGTCCTGCTAAACTCTGTTGTCTAGTTTCAAATTCTCTAGCTGCTTGTTGTCTAGCTGCAAAATCATCAGCAGATTCACCAGGTCTTTGTGATATACCTGCTAATCCAACTGATACTGTAGGTACACCAGATTGTGCTACAACTTGTTTTGCTAAATCTTGACCTAAGTCTTGTACGAATTGTGCAGGTAAATTTTGTACGGTTTGAACAGCCATTATAATACTTCCTCTAATCTTTGTGATGTTTGAAACATTCTTCTTGCGCCTTCTAAGCCTTGCGATTCTTCAGATACTTCACCTCCGGCTTCGAGGTTTTTCATCATGTTATACATGACTTCTGCGCCTTTGTCTATATCTCCCTCACCAGCATTTCTTACAGCGTCAGCCGTAAATACAAATTCATTCTTAGATAGTCTAGCAGGTACATCATCAGCTCTTTCCATTCTACCCATGTCTACAAAACCACCTGTCTCTCTATAGTCTTTTTCTTTACCACCCATATCTAACAATGGCATGGTCTTCTTAGCCACTGGTTCTACATCTCCACCTTTTTGATAGCCTTCTTTAAATAATTTTTCGAACTGTTTAAACTTACCCTTATATTCTTTATTGTCTCTTGCCATATCAGGACTTACACCATACATTGTTTTAAAACCTTTGTATAAAGGACTCTTAGCCATTTCTTTCATATCTTCTTTACTCATGACAGCTCCTGCTTCATCATAACCTAATCTCATTAGACCACCATCTGCTCTGGCAGAAAGCATTCTAACATCACCTTCAATATTACCCTCTGCTCTTGCTAGAATAGATCTTCTAGCTGCATCTATATCTATACCAGTCTCATCTGCTAGTTCCTGTGCTTGCTTTTCTTGTGCTGGTGTTAATGCTCCTGCTACCACTGATGCTGCTGTAATTGCACCAAAAGGATTGTCTTTCACAAATCCTAATGCTTTTTGAAGAATACCCCCACTTCTAGTCATATTAGGTGCCACGGCATCTCCAAAAAGTTTATTTGTTAGTAAAGCTTTTGAAGCTCCTAAATTACTAAAAACATTAGTTGGTGAAAATATTCCAAGACCTGTTCCTGCTCTAGCTGCTCCTGCACCCAAAGCTCCTAGTCCTGCTGTTCCTGCATATAACAATGCAGCTTTACCTATCGGTGACTTTGCAACTTTTTTAACTGCACGTGTAACTTTCTTAACAAGTTTACCTAAACCATACATCTGTCTTGCAGTTTCAAAATCATATTCACCACCTACAGGTCCACCTTCTGCGTAACCTGCTGCTGGTATGCCGCTTAATGGTGTTTGCATTGCGACTGGTGTTTGAGGTGGGGTAACTTGTGAGAATGCTGGATTAGAAACAAATCTAGTTCCACCCGCTATACCAGGAACTATGCCAGGTCCTTTAGGACCTTCAAATCCCTCTGGGATAAGTCTTCCAGATTCAAGACCTTCTAATATAGAAGAAATTGTTTCTCCCCCTCTAAATCCAGATCCAGGTTGTGGTTGTCCAATTGGTTGTGTGGCAGGTTGAAAATTACCAGGGTTCAATGGTTGATCAAACCCATCACCTTCACCCAAACTAGATTCAGCTGATTCTAATCTTTGATTAATTTGTTGTAGCATTTGTTCTGCAGAAGATACACCACCACTTAATTCATTTAGTCTTGGCATGATACCACCTTGTTGTGCACCTATTCGTCCACCATCAGCTCTAAATGCTAATCTTAAACCTTCGTCTTCTTCTGTCGTATCTGTTCCTTGATCCATGTTGCTTGATGCCATATTAAATGTTGTGTCTACGGGTAAAATCATATTATTATTGTTATCATCGTCAAGTCCACTTTGAATAATTTCTCTACCCATAGCATCTGTTTCACCAGACATTCTACCTTGCATGTACTCTTCATATGCTTTTTCTAATTGTGTATAATTTAAACCTGCTGCATTGTTATTAAGAACTCTCTCATAAAAAAATCTTCTGTTTGGTTGTCTATTAAGATTTCCAAGAAATTGCGCTGCTGGTGGAACATATCCAGGGTAGTTAGCAGGTTTGTTTATAAATAAATCTCTGTTTTGGTTTGTAATTCTTTCTCGTGTAGTTAATGGAATATCAACATCTTCAACAGGTGTATCACCTGGAAGTAAATCAAAATCTTCTGCAACAAATCTATTTTGGTTTCTTAATTGATTTGCAGTTTGTGTTGGAGTGCTTTTGTCATCTACTGTATTATCAGTAGGTCCTTGTTTTCCTGTACTTCCAGAATATGTCGATGTTCTACCTTGAACTTCTTGCGCTCTAGCACTTCTGTATCCCGGTCGTTTACCATCTGTAGATGGTTTTACCAACATACCTCCGTCTTGTAACATTTGTTTTGCTTGTTGTGCTCTAGTTATGGCCATTTTACTATTCTATTTTGTTTTACTAAATAAATCAAGACTTGGCATCAACAGAGTTACATCTTTTCTAATGTCATCTGGTGATATACCCTTGTCTTTCCACTCTTTATCATTCTTATATTGTTCCCCTGTTTTTTTATTAGTTATCTTCTCTATTATTTTATCTGGTTGTATTTCTATCATTATGTTGTTACCTCTCTTGGCTGTATCTCTAATATAGATGCTATGACGTGCAGCTCGTTCGCGTCAGCAGCTTGTACTTTTAATGTTTCACCTTCTTCCATAACTAATGGTTGAGTTAAAAGTTCTGTTGATGCTTTAGATCCTATCGCTTTATCTTTAAATAAATTAAATATGGCACTGCTAGAATTAACTAAAGTTATAGTTATTGTGGTCCCTGATCCAGCGTCCTCGGTTACTAATAATGACTTTACAACAGCTGTTTTGAAACTAGGCACTGTATACAGTGTTGTTAAATCTGTAGTCGTTAAATCTGCTTTTTTATTTATAAAACTGTTAGCCATTAATTTAAAAAGAAGTTAAATGCTTCTACCTCATCCTTTAGTTCTTCTTGAAACGTTGTATTTAATTTTTCTACAATAGCATCAAGATCTCTGACCTGTGATTCTGCAACTGTAACATCATATTCTTTACTAGCTCTTGTTAATACTTGTGCTATCTTTGCCATTATCTACGTCCATCTGGTTGTATGTCTAATCTAAATGTACCAAGTTTCCAACTTTGACTTGCAGCAGTATTTTCTATTTTCATAGCTACCGCTCTTGCTCTTGCACGTGTATCTACCTTAGTAGTTGAAGAAGTTATGTCAAATGGTCCAAGTGGTGAACTAGCTTGTGAACTATTAGGATAGTTTTTTAATTGTATTGTAACTCTGGTTGCACCTGTTTGACTTATAAAGTCTGGAACAAATCTTCTTATTTTCATAATAAATTCACCATCTCCTCTTAAATCAGCTACACTTGTTGTTTGACCTCTTTGTGCTCTTTGACTTATATCGTAATCTCCAGATGAAATGTTTGCTGTGATTGCAGTAATAGTCCCATTTTTATTTTGATCGGTTCCTATTTCATGTTCATAGTAAGTTGTAATACCTTCTGTGTTTCCTACAACATCAAAAGATGTATCAGTATCTGCGTCGTATTCTGTTGCATGTGGAGTTCCAAACACTGCAGAATCTCTCCACATAGTTCTAGATAATGTGCCATTTGTCCAAACTGGTCTTTGTGGTGAAGAGTCAAAATAATTATATGAAACCATTCTATTTACAACAGACGATGAAGATGTTGGATAGAACCATATAACTTCTCCAAACAAGTTATTTAATCCAGCAGATACCATTTGATTACCAGATTCTAAATTTATATCATCGTACACATGATCTTCTACCAAACATGGTAATGATTCTAATTTACCAGCATATCTAAAGAAACCGTTTTCTGACATCCAATATGCAGCACCATCAACTTCTACACATGCATTTTTTCCAACCAACCCACAGTTGGTTCCAACTTGCGCAAACGCAAATGTAAATGGTTGACCAACAAAACGTTGTGTAAATAGAGCTGTATCAGTCCAGACATAGATCGCATCTCTACCTCTGATTGCCCCTCTGATCTGTGATCCATCAGCCAATCTTTGTGTACCAGCTGTATTGGTTGCTGTAGGTGTATAAGTATTAATGTCTTCTTGATCAGAAAATCTTATAAACATATCGTCTTGTGTAGACGTATCACCAATTGTTGTTTCTGTTCCATAGAACACTAAGTGTCTATCGGGTGTTGATACAACCATGTGACGAGATGCTGTTGGTGCACCAGATATAATTGTTGCTCTTGTAGCTGTTGCGTTTGATAAAGATGAGTCCCATTCAAACACAGAACCATTAACAATTAAACAAATTGCTTTGTCACCAAAATTGTCTAGTGACCACATACCTGGTTCAATAATTAAATCTCCTGATGCTGCTTCACCCCATGCAATGTAATCAGTTGAGTTTGTGACTGTTGCACCATCACTATGAGATGCCGCTGTTGTTCCTGCCACTCCCCTTGTTAATCCTGTTAATGTGTTTCCACTAACACCTGTGTAAGATATTTCTTCTGATCCAATAATGATAAAATTAGTTCCAGAATCAGGAAACTGTGAAGCGTCTGTTAATGTAAGAGTTGTTACTGATGCGTTAATAGCACCATTTAAAGTTGTGGTAACTGCTCCTGCAGCTTCACCACCCCAAGAACCTAATCCATATCCAAATCCTTCTGCTTGCACAGCTGGTCCTACTGGATAATAATGTTGTACTCTAATACCCCCTGATGTTGTTGCACCAGATCCTGTCTCATTAGATGGCATTGTAATTGTTAGTGTTGTGGTTGAAGGCACAGTCGTTACCATAAATTTTTTATCGTCAAAATCAGATGCACTAAAGTTAGATCCTGTTATTGTGGTAAAATTATCTAATAATATTATTTCACCTGCTGTAATATTGTGAGCAGTAGAAAATGTTATAGTGACTGTCGGTGATCCATTTGTTGTGCTAAATGCATTTGTTAAAGTGGTTGTAGTTTTAATTGGATGTATGTCATAAAATATACCTCCTGAATATGCGTATAGAATTCTATTACTCCCTATAATTGCATATTTTCTACCTAAACTATTTACATAATGATGAAGACCTCTAACAGCTCCTGTTAAATCATCTGTTCCTAATTGTTTCCAACCACCTATTTTTTCAGGTGTGCCATATCTGAATCTAACATTATCGCAGTCTATCCACTGTCCCTCAGCTGTGGTTTCTGAGATTTGTTTGTTGATACCTGGTTGAAATCCTATTTTTTGTAACATATTTTACCTATATCACAGATTTTTTGCTTAATAAATAGATAGTTATTTATTGTTTTTTACTACAATATCTTCATTTGCTTTAGTTTGAAGATTTTGTAATTCTTTATTAAAATTACTATTCCAATCTGCAACAATCTTAACCAGATTATTTCCAAAATGTCTTAAAAAAGTATCAGATAAATGTACTTTTTTGTTTTTATTTATTACCTTTAACTCTTCGTCTGTAAAAACTAAATCACAACTTCCGTCTTTGTATTGTCTAAATTCCATAATTTACTTCCTTGTTCGTTTTGTGGTTCCGTATATTGATCTTTTATCTCCTTCCCATTCTGTATATTTCCCATTTTTATCTACATAATGCATAAATAATTGAGATTGCCAATCCCCTTTAAAATCCTCTCTTCCATGTTTTACCTCACATCCTAGATAAACTACAGCGTCTCCTGGTTTTAAATTTACTTTAACACCATTCATAGATATAGGCCACTCAGTGCCATCGGATCCTAACATTACTGTAACACTTATTTCACAAGCAGATCGGTCTCTATGTTTTGGTAAATTAGCTGCGTAAGTATACATTCTCCAAAAAGCATATGTAGGCAGTAATTTTAAACCTGTTTCTTTTTCAATTACATTTTGTTTACCTAACATCACAGATTCCATAACAGCATCTCCATAATACATGGTGTCTAAATTATTAGACAAACCTAAAGGTGTATCAAAACTATCTGAATTAGCTCTGTGTTTTATTATTGAATAAATTGTTAATAACTCTACTTCTTTTTTAGTTAAAAATTTTTTAATTTTTTTATATTTAAAATCTCTTATAGTGCCCATGATACTATTGAATATCTTACTCCTTCTATTACAGGTTTAACTTCGTGTGGATATAAAAAAGTGCTTGGCCAAACAATAATGCGATTTGGTTTTGTTAAAATAACATTATCGTTTGAACCATCCGGATCTTTAAAACAAAGTTCTCCACCTTTATAATCATTATTTAATAAAACAATAGCACTTAATGTTCTAGGAAATTCTAAACAATGATCCCAATGAGTTTTATAGAATCCATCTTTTTCATATTTTAAGGCTGTAACTTCTACTATCTTATTGTAATAATTAGTTGAAGTTTTTGAAAATGTTTTAGAGTAATCTATAAAACATTTGTGTAATACGTAGGTCCAAAGATTAGCCCAGTGCACGTTAGTTAGACTTGGAGACATAGGACTTAAATTAAGAGTCCAAGTTCTTCTAACACCAAAATCTTCTCCTTCAACAATTTTAGCTTTTGAAAATTCTTTACTTGAATTTAAATATTTTATAAAGCTACATAAAGATGTAATTGGTAAAACATCATCATATGTTTTTATATAATCTTTTATTTCCATGATTTTTTTTTCCAAAATCTATTTTTATACACGTTAAAAAAATTTAATCTATAAAATGATTTTTTAGGAACTAAATCATTAGTTTTAAATTTTTTAATTTTCATTTTCCAATTATCTCTTTTAAAGGGTATGATCTGAACACAAGGAGTGCCTTTCTTTATAATAGTGTCTAATGAAGAATACTTGTCTCCATTAATTACAAAAGGAAAATTAACTTCTTGATTAAAAGTGTCCGTATCAACTATTCCAGGTATAATAGAAAATCTATCGTCTGCATTATTCATAGGAGGTAAAAACAAACAAGAATAACCTGGTGGTGTTTTTATGTGCCATGGATTTAATATTTTATAAAAAGGTAAATTTTTATTTTTTTCTACAAAAGGAGATCCTGCTAGTTGTCCTGTTGAATGTATATCTCTTGTCATGTCAGAACTCAAATTAATACCTCTAGAATGTAAATAACCTGAGTCTATTTCTCCAGTGTGCACAAAACTATCTTTTTGTTTTGTTTCTGGATTTTCTACATTATGTTTAATGGAAATATCTTGTGGAATTCTTAATAAATATCCAGAGGTCAAAGTATCAAGAAAAGGCATGCATCCTTTAATTGTTCTAAAACGTGGGGAATGGTTTAATTTTTTAAACCACTCTGGTATATTAGTTTTTATTGGAGTGGGATAATCTTCTTTTAAATTAACATAATCTTCGTGACAAGAAAAAGTAATTATTTTTTCAAACATATATATCTTTATTTAAAAAATGTATTTATAACTTTTTTAAAAAGAAGTCTACAATAATTGTAGAGAGCTGTAAACTGTTTGACCTTGACCTTGTGCGTAAGTTTCAAGAGTTGAATTTAAAGCCGTGCCATCAGACCAAATTGCAGTGTCATCGTCAACTGTAGCACTTTCACTTGGATCAGTTACTATGTCAGTTGCTTTTAAATTTTTAAGGTAATTTAAATAAGTCGTAACACCTGAAGCCATAGGTTTTGAAGAATTACTTTCTAACCATTTTTCTATGTCACTTATTCTACGATTTATTTCTTTTTGCAAATCAACAGCAAAATCATATCTCACACTCATGTCTTGATAAGTTACACTATCTCCAGTTTTACTTACTACAATTTTATTTCCTAATTTTACAGCTTCAAAATCAGAATCACTTACAGTAACTGTATCATAGAAACCATCATCCCAATTTTTATTAGCATCATAATTAGTTTGATTATCAGCTATTTTATATAAAGATCCTTCTTGACCATCTGAATTTTTATGAAAAACAAATATTGCCATAATTAACTTCCACTATTTTCAAAGATCATCGCTAATCCAGCTCCACCTGCATTTCCAGGGTTTTGAGGTCCATTAGAAGGAGCAGCGTCACCTCCATTTCCTGCATCACCATAATTTGAACCTTGTATTAAAGTTTTAATATTCCAAGTTGTAGTTGCTCCTGGAGCAGATCCAGCACTTCCTGTAGACCCAGGACTTCCGTCGGAGCCTCCTCCGCCTCCGCCTCCGCCGTTTACAGTTCCAATATTTGCTATAGTTGTTGCACCACCCGTACCACCGGATGATCCAGGTTGATATTGATTTCCACCAGCTCCTGGATTTCCACCAGCACCCACTGAATAAGGTTGTGAGAATGGAGCAGTTACAGGTGATCCATAAAAACCAAATCCACCAATACCACCAGATCCTCCTGGTCTTTGATCATCATTTCTTCTAGCACCTCCGCCGCCTCCGCCTCCGCCAGCGTACAGGTATGCCCCTATAAAACTTGCGTTAGAAGTAAGCGTGCCTGAAGCAGGTCCAGCTGCAAAAACATTTGGTACAAAACCGCCTCCACCTGCTGCTCCTGAAGCAGCTGATATAACTCTTCCAGAAGAGTCAATAGTTACAGTTGATGATGTAAATTCAGTTCTTGCTACTGGTTTAATTATTCTTGGCATCTAATCCTCCTAGTCTACCATTTCTACATAAGAAACGTGGAATGCTAAATCGTTAGCAGCTCCTGCTGTCACCGCGATTAAGTCTGTTTCATCTAAGTAGATAGGTCTTCCAATTAAATCTAATGTTGAATCTGCAGGTACTGAAATTGTACTTGCAATTTTATAATAAGTTGAGCCATTGTCGTTACTAATTTCTACTGTTGCATCAACAGCGTTAGTTCCATCAATGTTTGCTAATAATATTGTATCAATTCTAACTGCAGTTTCTGCAGGTACATCAATCATAGTAGTTCTACTTGTATCAGATAAACTACCCATAGCATTTTTAGGTGTGATCGTTGCTATATTTACAAGATTCGGTGTTGCCATTTTTTATTCTCCTTACGTATTAATATCCGAAAACCATGGAGAAGACAAGACTTTTTCCATCGGTAGTTGCTATTTGTGTTGAGCTTGTTCCTGGTGAAGCATTAGTTATTTTTACTCTACCAGTGCCATTTGGAGCTAAAGTCATATCTCCATTTGCACCATCTGCAAGTGTTACTGTACCTGCATTTGTGCCATTATTTGTGTTTAATATTAAATCTCCAGTCCCTTGTGTTGTAAGAGTAGCGTCAGCGTTATTGTCTCCTAGTTGAACTGTGTCTGCGCCAAGATTAACATCACCTGTTCCATTTGGAATAATGTCAATATCAGCGTTTGATGTAGAAACAATGTCATTTCCGTTAACATCTAAATCTCCACCTAATTGAGGTGATGTATCATCAACAACGTCACCACCAAATTCTACAGATGTAATATTTGGATTTGTACCATCATCTGCTTTTGCATAAGCAATAATAGTTTTACCTGCTGCAACTGCAGCACTTGTTCCTGTTCCTGAAACATATTTAAATGTTACAGTTTGAGATCCCGAAGTTCCATTTTTTAAAATGTAAAAATTTTGCACATCAAGAGGAATTGTTACATTTCTTCCTGCTGTTAATGTTCCTGTAAATTCAATAATTCTATGTGCAAGAGTTGCACCAGTTGCTCCATCTGATACTGAAAGAGTTGTATCTGCACCATCAGTTACTGCTTGAGTTGTATAACCACCAGAAACTTGTTCAAAAATTTGTAAATTAGTATTTGTTTTTGTACCCCATGTACCCGCGTTTTCACCGGTTGCTTGAAGTTCTACCCCTAAAGGTGTGTATGTTGATGCCATAATTTAATCTCCGATTACGCTGCTTTTCCTGTTACGTCTGTATAACTAATATTAGATCCAGTGTCAATAGCTTGATATGCTTGAATTCCAAATCCAGTAGCAGTTCCAAATGAAGCAACGGATGTAGTAGCTTCTACACCTGTTAAACCTATTACGTCTGCAGGTGTTAATGTTCCAATATTAGCAGTTGCTGAAACTCCTGTCAATCCCATAACATCTGCGGGAGTGATTGAACCCACAGAAGAGGTTGCTGAAACTCCAGATAATATTGCAGTGGGGTTAGATGTAATACTAACTTCACCAATACTTGTTGTTGCTGAAACTCCTGTAACTCCTATTACATCTGCAGGAGAAATTGATCCAACAGAGGCTGTTGCTGAAACTCCTGTAACTCCTATTACATCTGCAGGAGAAATTGTTCCAACAGAGGCTGTTGCAGATACACCAGTTAATGTCTGAGTTATGTCTGCTATTACTGATGGTGATCCAACACTTGCTGTTGAAGATACTCCTGTTACTCCCATAACATCAGCAGGTGAAATAGATCCAACACTTGCTGTTGCTTGTTGACCATCTAATAATACATCACCTTGAATGCCCCACGCATTTTCGTTCCATGGTTGTCTACCCCAACCTGAATTTATTTCTGCATCTACTGTTACGGAGCCAATAGAGGAAGTTAGTCCAAAACCTGTAACTGAAACATCAATACCATCTTGTGAACCCCATAAATTTTGATTCCAAGGTAAAACACCCCATGTATTTGAATCTACTGTATTTGCTTGTCCACCCATTCCTGAGTGATTAGTACAATAATAATATAAAGTTGGTGCGGAAGCAGCTACAGTAATTTGTGTGTAAGCATCCGTGTTTCCAGGTGTTCCATTTGTGGTTACACCAGTTGTATACTCAGTGCCTTCATTATGTGTTCCGCCACTTGTTGTAGAAAATCTTAAAGGGTGATTAGCGTTCGATGAATCAGATTGATCAAACCTATATGTATAACCTTCAGCTAAATTAACAGTATCTTGTTGTACACCGTCAATAGCATATTTATTACCAGCGCCGGTAGAAACTACCGTTACTGTAAAAGTTCGAGTAACGGACATCCGTTAACCTCCCTTAAGCTATTCTTATGATCGCGTTTGTTGCGTCTGCTGTTGGAAATTGAATTGTGAAAGTACCACTTGTTACAGTTTTATCTCCACCAAAAGCTATAACTGCAACAGCTTTATCAGATTGATCATCATTATAAATTAATGCACCGTTTGCTGTAAAAGACGCAGAAGAAAAACTTACATCTGCAAAATCACAAAGTGCAGTTGTTCCAGAAGTTGTTGGTGTAACACTTGTTAAAGTAGCTCCACCTGCAGTGTATGCAGTTCCAGATGAGTTTGTAATTTCATTTGATGTTGAATAAGCTGTAGTTCCAGCACCTAAAGTTGCAGAGCTAGTGTATAAAGCTATTTTAAAAGTGTCTCCACTTGTAGCTGTAAAGTTGTGTGTACCAACTAATATTTCTTGTTTAAAACTTGTGCATACTGCCGATGTTATTGCCATAATTTTTCTCCTATGGGTTTGCTGAGTTTACCGGTATACGAACAGCGCCATCAGTGTAGTCATCTCTTCGTCTTCTACCAACTTGCTCGTTAGCAAACTTCTGTACCTCTTGTTTATACTTATTTTCGTATAGTGTCAACATATCAATTGGACCTTTTAAAAATCCATATGCTTCTGATAGACAACAATATAATAGCCCATTTGGGAAGTTAAGACTAATATAATTAGTATCATCATTTTCTAATAATGCAGGAGCTGCATTGTAGTGTACCCTAAATTTGTATGTATTGTCTGGAACTGGGGCAAACATCATTTTTCCAGATGTAGTGTCTGACTCTCCTGTGCCACCACCAAACATAGCATAATATTTTGGTTGCCCTCTTTTAGCAGATGCGGTTGATGATACGTATTCCTGTAGATAAGTAATATCTTTTTTTTCTAACCAAATATTAGGACCAGTTATAGCTGAAGTAGAATCGTATACTTGTATTCCTCTTATGAACACAGCGCCTGCTGGGGCATTAACTGTTTCTTGTCCTGTAACTAAATTACCTGATTGTTGTTTTCTATCTGCATCTATAGGCACATCTCTAAAAATTCTATATTGTGCATTTAAAATTATATTTTCTAAAACAGAATCCGATAAAACATTTGAATCTGTTTCGGTATAACTTCTAATTTGTGTTTTTAACCCTGATGCACTTAATCCAGCCATTATACTGCTGCCTCTCTACAAATAGGACAATTTTTTTTATATCTATTATGTGTACCACATTTTATAGCTTTTCCATCTTTGTTTGTATACTCTTCAACATATGGTTCTGCCTCTTCATATAAAACAAGATGTGGATCTTGTTTTTCTGGTGTAAATATATTTTTTATCCAATTCCAAATTTTATTTATCATGCCGTTACTGTTACTG